TTGCGTTTGTGCAAGTAAAACTCTTTGTGCTGTAGAAAATATGTTCGGGTCAGACACGGGAACAATATCTATTTTTGCATCAAAGTCTTTTTTAAATACATACCGAGTATCATTCTCTACACTGTAGGGATAATAGTCTGGTAGGTAATCTTTATTTATTCTTGATAGTATTTTAAATTCTTCTCTCTGTGCTTTGTGTAATCTCTTATGAATAGAAGACATAACTTTAATACCCTGCTCTAAGAGAGCTATGGTAGTTCCTACAGGTGCTTGTGAATTCATATCACCCGCCTGCATATCTGTTATTGCCGCTAGTCTTCTTCCTTCTTGTGTCATTGAACCAAGAAGAGCAAAGAGTGTTTGTGATGGTTCTTTAAATGGTAAAGGTACAATAGACTTTCTTATGTCATCGCCGTATCCCTCAACATCTCTAAACTCACCAAAACCAACAGGCTGTTCTCCCTCTACCCTCATGCCTCTAGCTTTAAAGCCACCCGGTAAATTGGAGAACTGTCCTGCATCAACCAAGGAGCGAAGAATGGTTGTTACGGATTTCTGTAAGTTACCAAGTAGATGGACATAGCCTAAACCATAAAATCCAAAACCCGGTAAAAACTTGTAGTGTACAAAGTGTTGTATTCTTTTAAAACTTTCATCATCATCCAAATAGTTTTGACGAATAGATAAAACTTGTTTTGTTTCTTTGCATATGCTGACAATGTGAGGACAAGCGAAATCTTTTTCTTGGCCCGGTATATCAATGTCAACGTGCATCTCAAGAATAGTAAATCTACCATCTTTTTGATAACTCTTTGATGGTGTTATACCTTCTATGTCTTGTATCTTTTGTGTAATGTCATTAGAGTCATCCTCATCCGGATTCATCTCCATATCAACATCCATATAAAAACCATTTGCTTGTCTTTTACGCAATTCGTTTTCTGTGTATCGTAGTATGTGTGTATATCTACCAGACGTTCTTAAATCGGTTGTGTTGTAAGAAATTACAAAATCAGTAATAGGAATAAATTTTGCAACGGGTCTCTGTAATGCTTCATCATAGTATACTTTCTTAAAGCAACTACCAACAATAGGAAGATAGAAAAGCATCTGGTCAAAGTCATCAAAGTATTCCTCCATTGACTCTGTAATCTGATAGTTAAGAAACTCTTTTACTCTGCTTGATTGCTTAACAACTTCATCTGTTCTCTCACCAATAACTTTTGTTTTTACTGGGCCATCAGCAGGAAATAATTCTTTTATTGCCTGTGATTGAAATTGTACTGCACCCTCAATCATCATTGGATGATGTGCTGAACAAGCACCGGGGAATGGTTTTGTTGTGTCTTCTATTTTAAGACCAAGTAAATCCATCCCTTTCTTAATTGTTTCTTCGTAATCTTTTCTGCTATTTAGGTCAGCCTCAAAAGCATCTAGTAATTCACTAGAAATTTCACTTAACTCCTCATCACTCATGTCTTCGGCAAGGTTGTCAGAAACTTCTACAGTTTCCTCCACTGGCTCGCCTTCTGCAATAATTGTAACTTCTTCTTCGAGAAGTGGGTCTACAGACCCAAAAGGAGTAACTGCCATTTAAAATACGCCTTTAAACTTAGTCCCCTTAATAGCCGCACCAGTTCCTCTAGATTTTTTAGAAGATGATTTAGCACGTTTTTTTACCATACCACCCTTTTTCATAAAACCCATTTTGTTTCTTACTGGCGTAGGTAACTTTGATAAACCTTTATTGCCAGATGGTACAGGTTTTAAGCCAGAACCAACGGGGCCACCTTCAGCCATTTTTAAACCCATATTTTTTTTACGAGCATTCATCATACCGCCAATATTTTTTTTATTATCAAAAAAACTTGTAACATATTTAACTGCTTTACCTATATCTTTACCAGTTAAATCAAATGCGTTTTTAAGTCTTTCTCCAATATTAATGTCTGGATTTTTTTCTAAATCTTTACCTAAGTTTTTAATATATGTAATTGGTATACCGTATTTTAAAGCGGTTTTACCTAATTCATATACTCCTTTTACTAATGCCATCCTATACTCCTAATTTTTTCATTTCGTTTGCGAGCTCTTCGGCTCTGTTTTTTGTCTGTTTCGCCCAACGTGAGTCGAGCATCTCGATAGAAGCACCTGCATAATTAAGTGATGATAAATTTTTCCACATATTACGGAACTTACTAACCCCTGTAGCCCCAAGTTGAAAAACCATTTCTGTTATAATATCCTTCGCTTCTCCCTTTATATCAGAGCATCCAAATTCAGTACATAGTCTTTTTGCTGAATCTTGTGCACTCTTCAAATCCTCTTTAAATATATCCGTTAAATACTCCTCAGAGTATTCTTTGCCGTCTTCCCAGAAGTCCTCTACACATAGATGGCCGTAGCCGATAGTTCTTTTATCTAGGGTATCCTTGTATACGGAGTTTCGAAAACCCTCGTGTCTCTTTACTCTATCCTCTAGTGATTCCATTACCAGTAACTTCCTTTCGGGCCTGTTGCCTCTTCCATTGGAACATCCTGCGGGTGACTAACCATCCACCCCTTACGCAGTCTCAGTAGAGCCTGTGTTGTTGAGTCGACTAAGTCATCATGCTTCGTATTTGGAAACATAGCGAACTGGTTCATCACGTCTGCTGACTCATCCGTATCGGGAGCCCAAATTCTTCCCCCCTCGAATAGAGGGGCCACGGAGTGTACTCTCGCCAGTTTATCCATCTTCTTTGGATTGAATGGCGTAATCGGTATACCCGTTCTCATTAACTCTTGTACGAGTGACCATCCACTCGCCTTTGCCTCGACTAATACTAAGTCTGGCTGTAATTCATTGTATAGATGTATTGCTTGATTTTTTAATTCCGGGAAGGTTAACTTCTCCCTAAATGAATCTATCAAGTATAAATTGTATCCGCCCTCACCACTGAAGACACCCCACGTTGTACACGCAGAGTAATCCGATGTTTCGGTAACAGTGTAGGCTGTATCCCACGATTGCAAGATGTAATCCATCTCTGGTGGGTTCTCTCTTGTCCACGTCTTCCACCACCATCTCTTGATGATGTTACCCTCCTCAACCGAAGGTTTCTGTGCGTAGAGAGATGACCACTCCCTCGTGCCAATTGTTTTCTTAATTTCTTCTAGTCTCTCAATTGGATAGGATTCTTTCCATAGGGGGTCACCCTCCTCAAGGTCAAGCATACCGGCCGCTCTCTCATTTAAGATTGCCGGAAACTCTATCACATCCCAACCCTCGTGTCCTGTCTCCTTTAAAATCCAACCGGCCAAGTCATCCTCGTGCCACCGTGTTTGGATTAGTATAACAGAGCCGTTAGGCATTAGTCGTGTGTAGGCTGTTGCCCTATACCAGTCCAGAAGGTTCTTCCGCATTGCCGCAGAGTCTGCCTCCTCTCTACCCTTGATGGGGTCATCAATTAAAAGCAGGTGAGCACCACGACCCGTAATTGCCGAGCCTGCACCCACGGCGTAGTATACGCCGCCCTTCGTTGTGTTAAATCTCCTCATACTAGATGAGTCGGTTGATAATTCCGCATCCGGAAATATATCCGTGTATCTCTTGTCTTGTAGTTGGTTACGAACTTTTCGCCCGAAGTCATCTGCCAAATCCTGTGCGTAGGTTGAGCAGATAATATACTTATCTGGGTTCCTGCCCATGTACCAAGCCGGAAAGAACTCTGAAGTCAAAATAGATTTGCCGTGTCTTGGTGGCATAAATATTGCTAGCCTTCGTATATCTCCCCTCTCCACAGCCTCTAGCTTGCTCGCTAGTAGCTTTATATGCGGCGGGGATAGATAGTTCTCCATTTGAAACTTAGCGTAGCCTACGAGGCTATTCTTTGCCAGTTCCTTTGACTCTAAATCTTTAACTTGCTCGACTAGTCTCTCTAGTTCCGCAATCTTCTGTTCTGTTGATTTATCTATCATAAATAATAAGGGGTACTTGTTTGTTAAGCACCCCTATGTTTAATATTAATTGGGAGGAAAAATATTAAATCTAATTTTTTTATAGCCCCCTATGTCTGTTTTTGTCAAGCCCCCTGTTTCTGCTATTGTGGTAAGTCAGTGTGCACTATATGGATGTTAGAGTAATTCGGCAAATTGGGGGGTGGGGGTACAAATCATAGTAGTATGACTAGATGGATGTTACATTATATAAATTAATAAGTACTTTGTGCAATTGATGAC